ACCAGGAGGGGTACACAATGGTGCGGTGTCGTGCCCCGACGAGGAAGAATATTCGCAAACAGGGGAAGCAGCGCAATCAGCGTAAAAAGAACACCCGAAAAACGAAGCACAAGTAGTAATGCTAGCGGACGACGGTGTGAGGATCTATCCTGTCCTCGAAGGGATCGCAGATTTCGACCTGAACACCGATATTGAAGAATACGATTACGACGGCCGAACCGTGTTTCGTGGAAATCTGGATACGGAACTTTCAACGGACGGTAAAGAGGTGTACTGGCTCTACGAGAACGACGTGCGGGTCGGGCTCGTAGAGCACCGAGGTGATACGCACAAGTGTTACTGGTTTCGCAATAACGTATATTCGACGCTATTCCAAGAAGATTGGAAGGTATACGACGAGACCGTATGGAATATTCTTCCGCAAAAAGCGTACGAAGAATGCATTCGGTACGGATGGACGACGATTCCGGAACTTCGGGCCCGAACGCAGCTCACCTTGGCGACGGTGGAGGATTGCATCAATGCCGGAATTGCGGCAGCACCGGCGATCTGCATGCGGTGTGCGTCCGTGTGCAGGCACCCCGGCTGTGTCCCCATTGAGCGAGACGAAAAAAGTGTTTTTTCTGTTATTTTTCTAGATGAAGATGGGACCATCTACGTCCCGCCGTCCGATACGAAGGCCTACGCGACCTTGCGGCGACGCGGGGCTGCTGCTGCTGCTGCTACGACCGGCGGCGGCGTAACGACCTCCGGGATTACAACGGGAGGGGTTGCAGTGCTTGCACCCGCACCGGCCTGTGCAGTCTCCTCCTCGGCGTCGTCGTCGTCATCATCATCGTCGTCCGCGAACGCCGCACGTGCACCGCCGGGAACAACAACTGGTGCGGCCTCCACGTCATCCTGATCCTCCTTGAAGAAGTCGCGAGCCGTCTGGCGGCGACGCTTGCTGACCTCCACATAACACGGCTTCCACGTCAGACCGAACGCCTGTCCGATGACGTAGATGCTGCCCTGGGCAATGATCTTGCACGCACAGCCCTTACCGAACGCGTCCGGAAGATCCGCCGGATGCCCGACGACGACATCGTTGCTAGAGTCGTCGATGATATCCATACAGACCTTACCATCGTAAACCGGCAGCTTGAAACGCACGCTCGGCGGATACTTGCCATTCGGCACCCATCCATCGGACGTATTCTCCTGTGAGACGCTCAAGAACTTGTTGAACGAGTCACGCACAGAGCTGATCTCACGCTTCTTGCCGAACCACTTCGGGCTGTTGTCTGCCGCCGCCTTGATTACCGCCTCCTGGAACTCACGCAGGAAGTTGTAGGCCTTCGACACGTCGTCGTTCCCCGGAGCAGGATCCGTGCCATACGGATCACAACCATGAAGACTCGCCGACATTGTGTAGGACGTCGTCGTGCTGCCGTCCTTGTTCTGGTTCTCCTTCACGAGCACTCCGCCCGGAAAGGTCATCTGGGGAAAGCGAAACTGGACATTCTGGTTGATGTACTTGAAGCTTACGGAAATGCCGCCTTGCTTGTTCTTCTTGGGCTCGGAGAATGAGATGTCGGAGGCATTGATCTTGCAGATATTGACAGTTGCGGGGGCGGCCATTTCTTGTGTTGTGTGTGATGTACTTTTGAGATGGCCAGCCACGATCCGTTTTGCAGTCATATTTTCATATCGCGTCCGGATAAGCGTAATGCGGTGTCTCGCACGCCAGAACAAGAAGTCCACCGACCGCTGCACGAAGAATGCACTCCAGGGGTGCGTGTACTGCGGGACCCACATGCGAACCCGCAGGGTGGCTTCGTGGCTTACCAAAGACACTCTTCGCGGTATACGCTTGTTTCAGGCCGTAGTACGCGGATTCCTTACGAGGTCGTACCTCCGGACTGCCGGAGCAGGCTGCCGAGATCGCAGGGTGTGCCATAACGACACGGATCTGGTAACCTGTGAGGAAAAGCACGAAGTCCATCCGTTTGACTACTTTTCCGTGGAGCAGGACGGTAAGGTCTGGTGGTTCGACCAGCGTTCCTTCTTCCAGTGGTCTCAGAACGACCTCGCGATATGCAACCCCTACACGCGAGCCCCGTTATCTACTGCCGATACTCGCCGACTGCGAGCCCTCGTACGCATTCGAAAAACCCACCGCAGGCCGCTATATCACGAGGGACAGCCGACGCACATGACCACCCTTGAAGTGCGAGATAACCGCTGGCTGCGTGTCTGCCAGGTTCTTCGCGAATACGAACATCCCGAGCACCACGAGCACTTCATTTCTCTGGAATACAGTCGAATGTGCACGCTCATAAACGCACTGGTCGAGGATACGCGGCACTGGAAGGTCATGCCCAACCAGAAATATCACACGATCCTCAAGAACCTCCGGAACCTCATGCACACGTACCACACTGAACGCCAGATGAGCATGGACATTGCCACCGTCTTGCTCACAATACTCGTAGAACTTCCCTGTGCCAAGACCTTTGCAGGGTATATCCACGGGGCCTTTGTATACTGCACGACCGATGGGTGAACTTTTCAATTTTGAGCCTAAAATGCAAAGTTTTCAAAAAGTTTTTTTAATTATTTATTTATTTCCTGAGACTTTGAACATTGGATCCAAAATTCAAAATTCAAAAATCTCCCGGGGAGGGGGGGGGTATGTTACGCGACGCTAAATCGGAGGGGGGAGGGGTATAGTCAAAATGTCAATTTTTTGAATTTTGGACTTTTTTGACAATGTTTTCAAAAAGGCCGGGCAAAGATTTTTTCCATTAATTCATCATTTTTCATTGAAAATTGAAAAGGACAATTAATTCCCCCTTTTTGCCAAAAAATCTTTTGGGCGGTATAGCCCCACAGATTTGTTGAAATATAGGTAAGAATTAAGCAGAAAATGTTGCAGAAACGAGAGATACAGGCTGATATGCTTTGCCGCTGCCGGCCGTGCAGCCCACGTAGGCACTGGCAGTGCCGAGGCGTTCCGCAAGGTTTACACCGGTCTGGCTGGCCGAAATTGAGATACCCGTGCTGTCCGAAACCTCCCAAGAAAGTACGTTCTTTCCGTCGTAGCGTACGACGACTGTTACATAGACCAGAGATACACTTCTACGAACGTTCTCGGAAATGCTTTGAATTATGGTGCTCGAGTCAGGGAACGGGATTATGTCGTCATTGTATACGATACGTGTATTTTTGGCGTATAAATTGACTGCGATCCCTACGGTTTTCTTAGAGGATGAGCTGGACACAATCCCGAGAGACCCCCCGCCACCGCCTATGTAGGCACTGGTTTCCGAAAGGGCTACACAGAAACCGTCGGCCGGTGGGGTAGAGTTGGGTGTGTTTCGGAGTATAAACGTTTGAGAAAGAGTGAACGGTACAGAGATATCGAAGGGTGACTTGTAGAACGCGGAAGAAGCGATTTGGACTCCTCGGGTTTTTTCTTTGAGGAGGGTTATCGAATCATTGTATCTCTTCGCACTTCCGTTCAACTGCCACTCATCAATATTGAACGGAGAGAAAAAATCAGACTCGACGATAGGAGCGGGCAGGTTCGACTCGACAACGGGGGTAGTTGGAGCTGGCGGAGCGGGCGGAGCTGGTGGAGCTGGCGGAGCGGGCCGGGCACCCCTGACGGCAGGGGGTGAAATCAAATAGTGTTGGGATATTACTGGCCGAGAAGAGCCATGTGTACGTGAAATCGCCACTGCATTACGAGTAAATATAGTATTGACGTTTTTCATTATATGCCATCTATAGAAAAAACATCCATTCTATCGTGTTTTCGAAACGACTTGTATATACTATTTATCAGAGCGTACTAAAAAAAATGACACTGCGTTCAGAGGTGCAGTTATCACTACGTAGTTTGTAGTTCCGTTAGTACCGTCGTCAACCCGAACAAGACCAGGTGGATCTATTGTGTCTCCTTGTCCTGGATTTTTAGAATCAAGGAACTCTACGGTTACAGAAAGGCCGAAAACACCCGGAATGACTCCATCTGGACCAGTTTCATTGATAAATGTATATATTGCACCGGGTATTGCGGTACTAAAGATAGCTAATAAAACATCTCCGTTGATTATAGTGAATACATTGCTCCTCGTCAGTGTAATCGTGAATCTGGGGGCACTACCCTGCATATTATTTCGGACAAGAGCTTCGCCGTTGTATGCATCCCCATTCAGTATCGCAGACGATAACCGAAAGCCATTCTTCTTCTGAGTTCCGGCGTACGTTGCATCGGACTGCCCCTGGGCCACAATCTTGATATTTCGCGTAACCATGCTGCTGTCTGCCGTGCGACCCTTCTTCGAGGCACCCAATCCAATGCCATGACTGCTCATCTTGTATGGAGCACACAAATAAAATCATACTCAAACCTATTTACGCCGTCGGACCCCGTACTATACACAACCGCGTTAGAATGCCCGCAACGACTTCTCAGACTGTATCAAACATGAGCACCGTTGAGACCAAGAAGACCGTTAAGACTGTGAAGGCCGCCCCGAAGACGGCCACGCCCGAGGTTGCGGCGACCCCCGCTGTCGCTGCTCCGGCTGTCAAGAAGGAGAAGAAGGTCGTCGCCGCCAAGACGGAGGTTACCGTCCCGGTGGTTGTTGCCTCGACGGTCTCCGCCCCTGCGACGACTACGTCGGCCGCAGCTGTCACAGCTGTCGCAGCTGTCGAGACGCCCGCCGTTACAGCTGCTGCCCCGACGACGCTCGAGATTGTTGAGCGTATTCGTGACCTCCGCAGCCGCTTCAGTGCGGAGCTCAAGATCATTATCGCCGACACGATCGCGGCCGCCAAGTCGACGGCCCGCGAGGTGAAGGACGCTCGCCGCCGCAAGCGTGTTCGCAAGGATGTCTCGGAGATGACGGCCGAGGAGAAGGCTGCCCACGAGCTCCGCCGCTCGAAGAACGCCTTCCTCAAGCCCCGTGATCTGTCCACCGAGCTGTGCACCTTCATGGGTCTCCCGGCGGGCTCGCAGCGTTCGCAGACGGACGTCACGAAGTTCGTGTCGAGCTATGTCAAGTCGCACGGTTGCTTCGACCCGGCCAACAAGCGTCGCATCGTTCCAGACGGTGCCCTCGCCCGCCTGCTCAAGGCCACGGACGCGGAGAAGCCGATCACGTACCTGAACCTCCAGAGCTACCTGAAGGTGCACTTCCCGAAGCCCGCCGCGACTGCGTAAACTTATTGAACCCGCGAAACTGCGAGACATAACATAATAAAAACAGAGTTACGGCTGTAGCTCTGTTTTTTATTTGTCTAGTTATACCAATGCTAACTTCTGTTGCTTATGGAGATGTGGCCTTTTGTATGAGCGTTCCTACGATAGAAGATTGTTGTTCGTTTCCAGGAGGAAATGTACAGAGTGAAATAATTAACAATAAGGTATGGGCTCCCGAGGAAACTACCATACTTTCTACGATTCTTAATATGAATCCGTCGGGTACTTTTGTAGATATAGGTGCAAACACCGGATATTTCACTATGATTTCCCTATCAAAAAATAACCGGACAATTGCAGTTGAAGCAAATCCAGTCCACATCCCTTTTATAACCAAGTCTTTGGAAATTAACAAATTTAACAAGGATCTCTTTACATTTTACGAGAGGTTTGTATCGGACTCGAAAGAAGATGTACCGTTTGATGGCTGGTCTGGATATGACGGAATACGAAATCTTTCGAATAATGTGTACGTACCTACGATTGCACTATCTGAATTATGCGACGAATGTTATTTTTTAAAAATTGATGTTGAAGGTGCCGAACCGTGTGTTTTGAGGTCTGGCAAGTCTCTTCTCGAGAACAATAAAATAAAATACATAATGTTAGAGGTAACTTACGTTGTGAACGACAAGGCCGATTTACAACAGGCGAATATGCTCAAAGATTTGAAGTCATATGGGTTTGAATTATTCAATATTGAAGTTGGACTTCTCAGAAAAATAAACGAAGTCGATTCATTTATTTATAAAGTCGTTTATGATTACTTCAACTTGCATAAAAAACACAACCCGAACATTACAAACGGAGGAACAAATATTCTGGCAATTCATAAGAGTGCCGTAAATCCGTTTGTAAAAATAAACGATAAATTGAATACATTTTCTATACCGAGATATATTTAGAGATAGACACTTTGCTTACGGATAAAATCGCCAAAACATAGTCACAAACTCCTAAGCATATGTCCCAACCACTTGCTGTACATATAGCACCGCATGGGTAGACAATGTAGTCTTTAATTGTGAGATCAATAACTTTCTTTTCCCGCGGTACTCCTGACAATATTGGGATATCGACCACGCATATAACTTTTTCGTAACCTTCGGTTATGTATGCCCCTATACAATATGGTCTTGTAAGTGACCCGGTATGGAAAAACCATATGAGATGCTTGTCGTCAAATTCCACTGGTGGGCAACCTCCACGCACACTTCCAAACGAACATGTAGTTGTAGGTCCGATTGGACCGACTTCTTTCAATGTTAGTCTATCTCCACTATCGATGTAATGAAGAATACGTCTCGGAGTATCAGAATATAACATCAACAGATCATTTCCATTTGAAAAGGGTATCCAGTTCTTTTCACGGCCGTCACTATCTGTATTTGACGTACCACGGGGTGTTTCAAGGTAATGTGTGTATATAGTATCGCAGGTGTCTCCATCTAGCTTTGCTACACCGACTCTGAATCCGTCCGTATATGTTACAAACCACGCACCATTGTGTTTTATAGCACGCGGGTCTTCACAGTGTTCCCCGTCTTTAATATTTTTTATGTGTTGTTTAAACACTAACTTTAAGTTTTCCATTACAAGTTTTGAATCAGAGTGAGTAATGACCCTGCGATGAGTTCCCGAAATAGGAATATACTCATTTGTAAGCAAGCACGTCGAAATGACATCGTGCATCATTTTTGGCTCATATCCCATCCTATAGAAAAGACGTATTGTCTTATCATCATTGCGTACTATTCCTCCGTTGTAGAAATATCTCGCGGTGGTCGGAGCAACTTTATCTATCTGTAAAAATGTAAGGTCATTGTTCGAAAAAATGGACGAAATGGTCGGAAGTGCTAATTCCGATGCATTATTTTTTACATTTTTCATAGTATACCAGCGGTAATTCCAGTTTATTCGTTTCATTTTAAGATACTTTGTTTTTATATAAGCTCTTGATCCGCGTTCGGAGACGCACTGGCCAACTGTTGCAGTTCGTGAATGCGATTTGCCCATGTTTGAAACCGATGCACGCGGAGGCATGCAGTCTTTGCGATCCGGATACGTTCTACGTCGTTTTTGAGGTACTTGTCGATCTGATTTCGCATGTCCGTTATCGTTGACCACGCTACATCACCAATTTCGTCAGGCGACGGTGTTTGTGATAGACACAGAATACCGCATCCCGCTACCTCCTTGCGTTGATCAGCCATTGGGGTAGATGGGCTCGCAGTGTTGTTAAATACTACGGCAATCTTGGCGGACCTGTACAGTTCGGCCTGTTTGAGCTCAGCAACTGTAGTCTTGTCCTGAATAAAGATCTTCGGTCCGTACGTCGTTTTCAAGTCGGTAAGAACCTGCTCGGGTACGCTTGGCGGGTGAAGAATCACAATGTCTGGATGATCCAGAATAAAGGTTCCGACAGGATTGAATACGTCCTTCGCGAAAGAGGGTCGGAAGGTATCAGACGATACGTTCAGATCTACAAACGGGAGCTTGCGACTCGACCAAGAAATAATGTAGGCCCGCATACAGCGAAGACGGAGTATGGTGTGCGTACTGATGATGTTGGGTTCATCGAAATTCAGAAAAACAAAGTCAGGGGTAAAGGTCATGATGAGTTCACCGATGCGAAGGTTGGCCTTGTCGTTGGATGGGATGTAGCGGTAGTTCTTGCACGACTTTTCAAACTGTAGAGAAAGCTCCGATGTCGTATTTCCGACATGCAGGATATTTTTGAATGAGAATTGTGTACCCATATCACGTTTGCGGAACTTGTCAAAGTTCAGGACGCAGGTGGTGGGGTACTCGTACGGCGGAAGCACCGTGGTGGCCTGGTCACTAGCCCCACCCCGTGACCGGTTCTTATGACTGTGCACTGCAACGATATCGATACATGGGTTGACGATATTATACCCCATCGATTTCAACTCGTAGGCTAGCCGATTGTCGCACCCCGGGACACCCATGTGAAAATCGAAGGAATCAATGTCCTCGATCTGATTCTTCCAACACCATACGTCCTGGTCCGTGTTTTTGATGTGAATCGAAACCCGATCATTCTCATGTTCCCAACGTTGCAGGCATATTGCCGTGTTGGCCATTTCGATGTACCTCAACATCAGAATGGATGCCGTGAAAATAATGTCCGAGTTGGCGAGAATGTTGATGTCGCCATCGCGAGCATCGGTTTCCGTGAAATTCATCATCACTTTGTATGTCGGCCGGGCCAGAACCCGATGGATCTTTACGGTTTCTGGATAGTTTGCACGGACAAACGTTTCGGCCTCGGTGTCTTCACAGATTACGTGGACCTCGTCGAAATAGGATGCATTTGCGTTGCGGGTCAGGCAGTCCCGAATCTCTACGTTGTGGTACTTGTCGGTCGAGTCCGTGTAAAACGATACAAAGAGACGCATGCGGCCAGAGTTAATGATAGCAGGGGACGTCTTGAGCAAGAGGTTGTTCACGAACGATTGCTGCTGCTGCTGCTGTGCCGGAGAGTGCTGCTGAACTGTCGGAACTGCAGACGGTGGCTGGGTGGGTTGTGTAACAGGCTGTTGCTGCAGCGGAGGAGGTGCGGCGGGTTGATGTCTTTGGTTAATGTTGATCCGCTGCCCGTTCATTACACGAGAGCCACAAAAACGAGACATTCTTTATACGCATTCTACAACCGTAGCTTCTGGAAAGTAGTAGCCTGTAACGACGTAGGACGGATCGTTGAACCACTTGGACGGGATACAGAGCGGTCTCTTGCGGTTCAGAAACGCCCCCCACCACGAAAACGTAGAGTTTGCAGTAATGCCTGCTTTGCAAAGTGTCATCAAATAGAGAGAATCCAGCTCGTTTTCTTCTATGATTGTGCAGTCTATGTCCGCCAGGCAAGGAAGAGTCTTGCAGTACGCGGCGTCATTCGTAAATACGACGAACTGATCTATACCGAGCGACTTCATGTGAGAGATCGACTTGCGATAATACTCAGTCAAATTCACATGATGCAGTGGATGGTTGACGTAATCCCCTCCGCGAATATGAAGGAAACACCGCTCGCCGATATCGGGGTACTTTTTTGCGATGGACTCATCGAACGAGAGCATCTGTCGGAAGAACCGAGGGACCTTTGCGTGATCTTGAAAGTATCCGTAGAGGAGCTTGTTGTCGTGGCCTTTTAGTTGAGATTCGTCGATAGGAAGCCCATGCGGTGGTTCTCGGACCGTCCGTATGGGGCCTGGGTTCTGTACTCTCGGAATATTCTTGAAAATTGTCGAAAAATAGTCAGTCTTGGCATGCGGGCTTGCGGAGCAGTGCATCGGCGAAATCGCGTACGGCTGTCCGAACGTTGTAGAATAATGTGCAGCGGCGGCTGCCTGAAAGAGCCAATTTCCAAGGCCACCCATCAAATGCGGCACAATCATCGCTATTTCGTATTATGAATTGATAAGTATTAAATGGCCGTTCCGTACGTAATCAATCTGGATAGTCGACCCGATCGATGGGAGAAACTCCAAAAAGACTGGAAGAATGCGTTTCCGTTGGTTCGCGTTTCGGCAGTCCAGGGGAGTCCGGGATGGAAGGGTTGCTCTCTTTCGCATATTAAAATCGTAGAGGAAGCCAAGGCACGCGGAGAACCGTATGTTCTTGCGTGGGAAGACGACTGTGTGCCTCGTAATCGGCACCCAATAGCCGTTCGGGCTATTTGGAGCGAAGTTATGAAGAAATTCGCTGCGAATCAGGACAAGTGGGATGTTGTTTTGGGTGGAGCGACGTGGGCGAACGGAACGACCGTAACGGAAAACCCGGAACTGTCGACGCAGCACATGGGAGTCTACAACCTGCCGCGTGGGTTTACGACACATTGGACTCTGTGGAACGTAAATTCTGTGTTTGAAAGACTTATGGCATACAAGGAAAGTCTTGACGTTCAAATTGATGTATATATGTACCGCCAGTTCCGCGTCAAAGTCGTCGTACCGTTTCTGGCCGAGCAGAGACAGGGTTATAGTGATATTGAAGAAAGGACAATTGACTACTCCAAGATGTTTGATCATTCCGAAGCACAGTATCATGCCCGCAAGCTATCTCATATTGTACGCAATGCACCTGGGGTACCGTCTCCTACCTTTATTGGCCGCTAAGATACTTGGTGAGGTAAAACCACCGAGTATCGATCTTACCGCTGTTGTATTTTTTCTTACCCCAAACTTCGGCCTTGACGACATCAAACATTTCGGGGTTCTTTTTCCACATATGAACGTACACGTCCTGATCCTTGCCGTAAAATAACCCCTTCTCTTCGAAATCGTTGAGAGCCTGCAAGTACCTCTCCGTAAACAGAGACCAGGCAGCGATGTCGCCAGCTAGTATAGTCCCTCCAATGAAACGGTCCATGATGTTCAGAATCGTAATTTTATCTGGAACCGTGACACGCGGCGTTGCTTCGGCAAAATGAAGTGGCCTTTCTAGATTTTCAGGGCTTCGGAAACAGCCAATGTCGCACCACACGAAATGCGTGGAGCTATATAGGTTCCGCTGAATCGCTTTCTGTACAAACTCCTGTTTCAACGCCCACACAATATACAATTCGGGGCTGTGAATAACGGCTTCTGGATCAATGTCCAGCTGTTTCCTCCATTTTTCTACCCATTCGGGCGTTGTCAGATCGAAAGATCCAGTCATAGGTGTTTCAATGTAGGTCACTACAGTGTGTTTGGCTTGTAGTGGTGTGAGAAGACGCGTGTTTTCGCAGAAGCACACGATCGGGCTTGTCGCCGACTCGAAGAAGTTCTTGATCCAGGACAGATACTCTCCGAGCGTATGCTTTGACTTTCCGAACTTGTAAAAAGCCGTAACAACTGTCGTGTTTGACATTTATTTTAAGCAAGTGCTTTCTCGTAAAGCCCATAAAGATGGGCTACGCGAACTTTCCATGAAAAATTCGTAAGTGCGTACTCTCGTATTTCAGTCCTGTATTTTATAGAGATCTCGCGATTCTCTGCGATCTTTTGAGAGACATAGCCGATATCATCGAGTTTATCATCCGGTATGACAGTTATCCATGGCTTTGTCAAATCTAGATTGGCAGCCGCAACCTTACTTACAACCACTCCCAGGCCGCATATGAGTGCCTCACATACGACGAGAGGATGGGCTTCCCCGTCGCTGAGAAGCACTAGGTTGGCGTAATCTGTCAGCGACTCGTAAAGTACCTTCTTTGACCATTCACCGAGGTAGCGAGGCGAGTCTCGCCAGAACTTGTGGCATATGATATTCCCCGCAAAGTACAGCGAATCGATAAAGTGGTACTTGTACTGCTTTTTACGCTCTTCCACTTTTGCCAGGTACATCGAACGATCTGGGTACTTGCACGTCTCCGAATAATGGAAAATATCACTATTGGCACCGTTTGCCGCAACTACGACCTTGTCTGGGTTACACCCCGCTGCAATGTACTTGTTGCGAATGCCGTCCGATAACGCACAGACCGTGAACTTTCCATGAACAAACCCTCGGAAAATTCGATTATAGCCGTGATAATCTTTGAACGTAGGGTGCTCTAGATAACCGTAATGAGACGTTGCAAACTTTACGCGGCACTGAATGTGCTCTAAAACCCCATAAAAATCGTCATACTGTAAGTGAACTACATCGGGTTTCAGTGTATTGACTTGGCGAATGATTTCGGCCGGCTGAGGTGTATTTACGATATGCACTTCTACGCCCGGGATAGTTCTGAGACGCTCTGCAATGTCCCAAATGAGGCTTTCTACAGCCCCCCATCCTGCAGGAGGGATGGGCATAATTCCAGGGCCGATTATGACAATACGCATTTACTAATTATACTCGAGATGTTGTAAATGGATCTCGCGGCGATTTTTCAGTGTTATAAGAACCCGCTAGCAACATATGAATGTCTGGAATCCTTTCGACGGTTTTATCCAGATAGCCAGGTCGTTCTTTATAGTGACAATGGCTACGATTATATTGAGATGGCCAAGCATTTTAATTGTACGTATTTTCATGAGACTGTAAACCTACATGGGGCTTCAGTAATAGTACGACACGGTGACTACTTTCAGAACGTATGCCGTTTGAGAAAGATGATATCGTTAGTTGACGCATCGTATTATATTTTGCTAGAAGATGACGTTCAAATGGTGTCGAGATATACCGAAGATTTCAGAGGCGATATAAACGGAAATTGTGTAAACAAGATTCGAAAACACACAATCGACCGTATTCCGTTCAGTTGTGTAAAAAATGAAGACAAATCATACACTGGTCACGGCGGGTCTGTATACAACACCAAAACAATGGTTGAACTTCTTAAAAACGACAATCAGATAAAATGGCTGATCGAACACTGGGAAGATATCGGGCTAGGACCCGCGATTGATGATGATATATTTCTATCGTTACTTGCTGTGATAAATGGAGGAACAATACATCATTTGAAGCAGCATAAAGATCTACTGACAAATCATGTGCGTAGTATGGATGGGATAGCAGCACTCCATCAAGTGAAACATTCATATGGCAAAAAGATGCCAGATAATCTCAAGCATCTAGTCAATGAAGAAGTTGGCAGTTCTGATAGGTAATTGCCACATGAGCGGCATCCGTGAAATTCTGAAACACACCGATTTCTACGAAAAATACACAGTCGAGCAGTTTGCGAACTGGCAGATGATTGAGTCTCGGAATGCCCCGCCTACGAAATCGCTTGCCGCTGCAGACCTGATCATTTATCAACCACTGAGCGACGTACATGGGTGCTTCAGTACGAATCCGAAAAACCCAAACAACATGTTAAGCGTTTGTAAGCCCGACTCTATCGCGATCTCTATCCCAAGAATACACAATAACAGTTTGTGGCCAATTTTTCGAAAGCACTCGCAGAAGAACATATACTACGGTGGACATTTTGCAGACAAGACTCTCGAAGAACTGCTGTCTCTATACGACGGCGGCCGACTCGATTTTCGTTTCGAAGAGAGGTACCAACAAAATAAACTACTGTCTCTCGAAAAAGAGCGTGATACCGATGTCAAGGTATTCGACTATATAGACTGGAATATCAGAAAGAAACGCATGTTTCTGACGCAGGATCATCCTACGACAGATGTGTTTATTCACTGCACTCGCCAAGTGTGTGACATTTTGGACATTGAATTTCCGAAGGAACTTGTCCTCAACGATAACGTAACTGGCCTTCAGGATAGCGTCTATCACAGTCCATCATGTCGTTACCCGGGAAGTACGTACGCCAACCGACATTTTGGGTTCGAATGGGCTACGAGCGTGGACGATGCGTTTTATAGGAGCGTTCTTATGGACTACCGAAAAACCGTGTAAAAATACTCCCTTGAATACCAGGAATAGTGTCTACAAATTCTATTGAAGGCACAGACTGACTTGCTAACGCAAGGGCAATCTGTTCATTATCCATCCTCGCCTTTCCCATCATTTCATTGTCCCATAGACGCATGACTTCGGGTTTCACAGACGCAAATGCGTCTGGACTCATGACCCACATCCAGCCCGCCAAGATACGCTCGTTCGTACCAATGTAATTGTCTGGAGTAAGCGAAGGAATCAGACGCTTGGTTGCATCTGCTTGGATAAAGAATTTTTCTTCGACGCGAGGAATGAAAGAGTAAACCCTTGCAGGGTCGTAAAACCGCGAAAACCCAGCGTCGATCCAGCCAAACATTGGCGAGTTGAACGTGTTTTTCTTGATGGACGATTCTAGCCAGCCAAATTTACTGTACTGAATCACGCAGTATTCGGGTAGGGTATTGGTAATGTCGTTCGGATATTTCAGACCAGACTTCTTTTTCTGGATCTCAGCAATTGGATCGCGATACTTCCACATGGGCGTTTCGGAGAGAGCCGTTTCGTAAATTTGTATAGGACCTACAGAACTTCGGGCTTCAAGGACTCTCTTCTTGAGGTTCAGAGACTTGTCCAAATAAAGAACGAACGGATCGCGGATCGTGCGAAGCGTGATAGAAAGCCATCGCATGTACTCTGGAATCGAGCGGCCGTCCACTTTTTCGCGGCCGATATCGTACAGTGCTGTTACACAGGTTACATTGGACGATTTCATGTTAAGTGCCCGAGCAAGATCGCGGGCTCTCTGGAGAAACGTATGGTTTTCGGCGACATACTTCATACATTCCTTTCGCCACGCAACATCGATCTCCCTGCGGCGAACAATCTGTATTACATCGGATGGGTCTGACGTATACTCTACATAGTCCCCAAGAAGCTCCTTTACTCGCTTGGAGTTTGTTATGCCCGTCTGCCCATAGCTAATCGCCTTGAAGACTCGACACGGAATGTATCCGATATCGAGATGATTCGTACCATTCATAGGGCCGTACCGTTGGTGTTGTGTAAGGTCTCCGCGGCTACGGAAATCAGGAGCACAGTACGAGTCTTTCATTATACGTATGTTGTCTTCGAAGGATACTGGTTGCCTCCACGGATCAATGTGCTGGACGCGGATTCCTGCAGATTCTGCAGCTCGCTTGAACGCATGAAACGGATGATCATGACTTATCGTCCCGATGTACCCGACAACTTTATTACGGACCAGAGCTGCGTCGGAATACTGAAACTCGTGCGGTAGCAGGTCTGTCGCCCAGTACATGTATACAGCTTCGTACGGTGTCTTATTGACTGGACGACCCCGCTTGCTTGCCACTGCCGAGTCGTCCGGGACAACTTCGTACAGTGTGTCTCGGCTAAGATTCACTGCCTCGGTAGGGAGCACGTAGTCGTAATTAAAGTCATGGATTTCCTTGACATTATACCGAATCTCGATGAGCCGGGCACCCTTCGAAAGGTACCTCGCCGGATCTTTTGCAATATGGACAAAGTAGGTGGATGAATCGTTGATGGGAATGTTGTCGTCAGCCCACCCTTCTGTGATGAAGCAGGAGTTTGTATAATCAAAGTCCGAAGCCGAAGGATACTCCTTATCGTGAAACCAATGGACTGTAATGCCAATACTCTTGAACGTCTTCACCCACGCACCGTGAATGTAGGAGTGCGTGTGTGTATGTAGCGGAAATCCCCATACAATGACCTGTCTAAACGAGCGAAATATATCTAGTTCTGGGTAGGACATTTGTATTTTTCGACATGTATTCTTAAAGTGTGTTAATATAAATGTTACGAAAATTTAATACTCAGACAGGGGTATTCAATGTTTTTATTACAGACACTGCATTTGTAGAGTGTTTTTCGAGGGGCCAAGCATGGGAAAAAGACATTATTGATAGATTCTGCAGTATTGTCCCCGAAAAGGGCACAATTCTTGATATAGGCGGACACATAGGCACGCATGCAATCCCGTATAGCTTGAACAGGCCAGATGCTTCGGTTATAACATTTGAACCCCAGAAATCAATCAGAGATATTTTGGAACGTAATCGCGATGAGAATTGTGCTAAAAATCTTAAAATAATGCCATACGGTGTAGGTCATACGAATAGGCATGTACATCTGGCAAATGACTTTGCTTCCGATGGTTATTCTAAAAATATCCAAGTGTCCTATACATCAAAAATACCTGTAAACTTTGGAGGGTTGGGTATAACAAACGACCCTGCAGGCGAACGTATAGAGATTCGTTCGCTGGATTCGTTGAATCTAACGGATGTTGTTTACATTAAGGTCGATGTAGAAGGGGCTGAAACGTTGGTTGTCTATGGAGGACAAGAAACGATTCGTATATGCAAGCCGATTCTTTTGATCGAACAGTCCGATAAAAATCTAACTCATTTGTATGAAAACGATTTTCCGGATCTTAAAACATTCTCTGCCTTAGGCTTTCTGACTTCGATAGGGTATAGTCGTACTGACTTAGGCCGATGTAATTATCTGTATACATACGATGGAAATTGATCTCGGTATGTTTGAAGCGACACGATATTCAGAATCTGGCGAGGATGGGATATTGTTCAAACTATTTAGTTTGTTTGGAGAAACGAACAAGTTTTTTGTTGAATTCGGTGCAGAGAACGGTACGCAGTGCAACACTCGTGCACTTCGTGAGTTTAAAGGCTTCGACGGAGTACTCTTCGATATGGACTACGAAAATAAGAGTATAAATCTTTTTAAACACACCATAACGAGCGAAAACGTAGTTGGGCTATTTGAAACATACAATGTTCCCAAGGATTTCGATCTTCTCTCTGTTGATATTGACTCTCACGATTTTTACGTTCTCGAACAAATTTTGAAGAATTATGCCCCTAGGGTATTCGTATGCGAATATAATGCAACCCATCTTCCGCACGAGGATAAGGTCGTGCTTAAAGAGACCAACACCTTCAACGGAAATTATTTTGGGGCAAGCATTTTAGCATTTTATAGGTTGGGTAAAAAATACAACTATTCTCTGGTATACGCAAACAACAAGGGTGTCAATTTGTTTTTTGTGAAAAATACGGTTCTAGAGGAGTCTAAACACGTCGTCATACTCAAGAATGTCAACGATGTGAATGCAATTTACAGGACTCCAAAATACGGAAGTGGGCCCAACGGAGGACATCCGCAGGATACATTCAATACACTGTACACTGACACTGCGACTATTTGGAATTAGATCTACGAATTCCACCGGTTCTGGTACTTTACGAGGTTTTCAACAGTCTAGCTCTTTTAATTTGTGAATAGCTTCTTCCAACTTTTGTCGAAGCGTCAAAGCCTTCGAAGATGACGACTTCCACTTGATGTTTCGGGTTTTTATGTCTATACCAAAGCGATCGCCATGTGCACCGCTTGCTTTGATATACCAAACGTGCTTAGGCAGTTCTTCGAGGGTTATTCCGCATCCTTCTGGAAGTTCCGATCGCCGTGCCTTTGATCGCTGATTTGTGTTCTGAATCGACTGACTGACAATCCACAGATTGCTCTTCCGATTGTCTAGGCCGTTTCGGTTGATATGGTCTACACTTTCCGTAGTTCCTTTACCTGGAAAGGTGAGGCGATTCATGACAAAGTTGTGGAGGTATAGAACCTTGCGGGTTCCGGATATGTTTACGTGTGTGCCTATGTAAAGACCGCCGACGCATACGTACCATTGTCTCGTTTGAACTTTTTCCAGATCATCTTTGTCGATCAAGAATTTTCGTGGTTCACCTTTGAAGAGTACGCCACATTCGACGTGATCGCCGACGTCAATATATTCAACGGGTCGTGCCTTCTTTCCTCCGATTCCACGCGGTTCTTCACCTTCAATACGGATCATTGTTTGTGATCTATATTCAATGTGTGTTTCAACATCCATTTTAAAATTTAATTATAAATACACAACAATAAATAGTTTGGGAGGTAATCTTACACTAATTCGAGTATGCAAGGCCGCCCATGCCGCTCATCACGCGAAGCACGTTGTAGTTAACCGCGTAGATGCGGACCTTGGCCGTGCGCTGGTCACGCACCGTGTTGACCGACAGCGTGAGGTTGAGCGTGGCCTTGTCGATACGCGAGAAGTTGCACGTGCCGCTGGGCTGGTGCTCCTCCGGCTTGAGTGCGAAGGAGTACACGTTGATGCCCGTGGACGGCGTGCGGCTGTGGTGCTGCCAGGGCTGCACCTTGTCGAAGTAGCGGCCCTCGCGCTCGTCGAAGCGGTCCTGGCCGTTGAGCTGGATCTTGGCGACCTCGACGGGGTTCTTGCCCTCGCACTTGACGTTCGAGGCGAGGATGACC